TACCACACAGGAGGATATACATAGCCTCATCGAAGGCTTTTGGGTCGTCAATAGGGAGATAGCTACAGTTGTAACCAGCGATGTTCTGGCGCTCTAAAGCCTCACCAGCAGTCATAATTGATCGCATGGATGGCATTACATCCAAGTTAGCCACTGCTGTCTCAAGACGGTTACGTAGCTCAGGTGTCAAGGTGTAGTTGTTATTCTTCTTCAGGTGCTTTTCCATGAAGTCGAAGTAACGAGCCACTGTTTCATTCCAGTGCTCACGACGGCCTTTATCGTCCAAATAACGGCTGTAGCGTGACTTGGCAATATAGGTCTGGTAGGGGGTCATACGGTTTTCAACCTTTTTCATTATTTGATTGTCCTTGTTGTTGTTAAATTTTGGAGGGCAGGCATTTTAATACGCCTCGATCATTTTGTCAAGATACCAACGGGCTTTTTTGAGGTCTTCTACCCCATTTTTGTCCATGAACCTCATAATGTACTGCAAAAGTTGTACATAATCTGATATGAACAGAGGGGCGTTGTCAGGATAGCCTTGGTAATCGAACTTGGCTACCAGTTTAGCAATCACATCCCGTACCTCAATCCCCTGATCTTCAAAGAGCATGTAATGCTTTGGTTTACTTATTACGTTGTACAAGTCCTCAGCGGTTGTCCCGTTTAGTCGTTGTTCCATGAGCATTTCACCTTTCCCAATTCGTTCCATGTATTCTTCAATCGACAGTGACAGCGGTTTGTCCATACTTCCTCTCTAGGTATTCAATCGACAGGAACATCTCATCAAAGTGTCCGTCAGCTACCTCGTTCATGACCAACAACCCACGCCAATGACGGTTGGAGAGTTGATCCATGTAAGACTCATCATGAAGGTAATAACTACCAACAACGATAGCAGTGATAGGCTTCCCGTCAGCACGTTTACCATAAGCGACCTGTTTTCCTTGCTGGTGTCCAGCCACGCAAGACATATGAAGCTTAGAGATAATAGCAGCAGGGGAAGCAGCAGGACGTCCCATAGCCCCAACAGGCCAATAATGATTGAAGCCAACGCCATTGATAAATACTGGATGGAGAAAAGCGTGTACTTCCCAATCTTTGTCATATTCCAAGTCCTCAATGGAGATTAAACCTTCAAGCATAGGATTGTTGTTAACAGCCCTGTCGATACGGTTCTCATGGTTACCGAGTGTCAACACCATACGAGGCTTGTAGACCTTGTGTTTGGTGTCTTTCTGTGTCTTCTGGAGGTCACGAAGAGGCTGTAGCAGCATAGACATACCCAACTTAGCTGCCTCGATGTCTTTCTGGTAGCGTAAACCTTCAAAGTATTTACTACCTTTAACATCGTGGCTAGATAGGCTAGGCATGTCAGCATGGTCACCCAAGTGAACAACTACATCAGGCTTGTACTCACAGATAGCTTTACCAGCCCAAGAGAGGTGCTCCATTGGAATACCTTCCTTGACCTGAGTATCGGGGATTACTAGGATCCTCATGTTAGCTCAAGTCCTTGGTGAACATTTGCTTTGCCAAGTCAGGGTTACCATGCCATTCCTCAGCTTGGATATTCAGCTCGTGCATCTTAAAGAACACCTTTTCTTTGATACTGTAGCCGTAAGAAGCCTCCAAGACACTCATAACTTCCCAAAGTACATCATACCAACGAGCACCTTCTTGCCAAGTAATATCTGAGGTGTGGGTGTGCTCAGGATAATGTTCTACCGCAGGTGTGGTGATTGAGAAGTAAATCTTAGTCAAGGGTTCTTCTTCCATCCAATCATCAAAAATAGCCATGTCTTGTTTCTCCTCTTTGTTAATCTGGTGAAAGTATTCATCCAACGGTTGAGTGTTAAGTGTCATTGAAGTCTCCATCAATCGGGTGGTAAACAGCATACTCTGTCTCAAAGACTCCTTTAGGATACTCTTTAACCACCTTCGTCGTTGTAATCAGCCTACACCCAAGTCTAGGATGATCTACCACATACAGTTTAAGACAACCATCCATCCAATCAGGCTTGAACGGTGGAGGCTTATAGTGTACTACTATCTTCGTTGCCATCAGTTTGTTCCTCTGTCATGTACAGCTTCCCTTCTTCGATACCACGCTTGATACCTGTCAAGATACCTAGACAAAGAAGAGCTTCCTTTTCCTTGTCAGTCATATCAAAGCTGAAGTCTGCACTACCGTCAGGGTTCTCACGAATCAATTTTACTTCCATCGCTTACTCGCTTTCTACGTTCTTTAATCCAGTGTACAGGAACTTCTTTGTCTGCATACTGGAAGCCATTCTTGTTACACCAATCAGCGTATGTTGTTCTTGACGCCTTATTTAGTTTCTGTTTACTGTTAGAGAACACGAAACGAATATCTAAATGAGGATGTTGTCTCTTGATCAACAAATGCTTCTTACGATCAGCAACTAGGAATCTACCCTTTGTCTCGATGATGATACCATTCTCAAGCACGAAGTCAGGGGTGTACTGGCGTTCAGTAGCAGGCTGAAGGTATTTGATCTTCATCTCCTCGTACGTGAACTTAGCATTGTTAGCAGTCAAGAACTTTGATGTCTCTTCCTCTAACCCTGATCTGAATCCATGCTTTAGAGCCACTGCTCGTTTGCTCATTACTTTTCTAGTTACCATTGGCCTGTCTTGTGAAACTGATGGAGAAAGACACCGAAGGCATCTGTGAACTGTTCATCGTGAGTCATGTGGCCCATTGTGAACATAATAGCGTGAACTAACTCATGGTAGAAGGTTTGTAGTGTTGTCTGCTCACTCATGCCGTTACGGATTGTAATGGTCTGAGAGTGACAATCACACTTACCTAACTCTGTGAGGTCGTCTGATCCGATGACTCGCCACTCGAATCCTCCGAGTTCAAAGGAACTGGGAATGGAGGATACCATGTTTGATTGGGTGTTCTTCTTAGCCATAGAAGTGATCCGTTCTCGGTGACTCGTTCAATATTACCATCATAAGCTTTAACACAAGCATCGTACATCTCCCGTTCAGTCTTACAATCAGCTAAGATCTTTGCAGCCTTAACTGGCCCTATGCCTTTCAAGCCAATGATGTTGTCAATACGATCCCCTGTGAGGATCTGAGAGTAAAAGTTCTTGAGTCCTTCAAACTCATCAATGTAATACTCTTCCTTCTTTACGAAGTTGTAATGCCAACCTTCAACTTGATCTAGGTCTTTGTCAATGGAGACAATCCAGCCTCCGTTAGTACTTGCTTCGATAGCCACTGCATCATCAGCTTCTTGTCCTTCAACCAGTTCTGCACCAAGGCGCTGGAGATGGTTCCTGATAGCTTCGTAATGCACTGGCCTCTTAGCATCTTTACGATTCCCTTTGTAAGGCTCAGTAACTGCAATATCGTATCTAAAGTTACCTCTACCAGTGATGTACGCTTTGTAGTCATCACACTTGAGATCAAGGTAAACAATGTCATGGAGTAATTCAGTTACACGAGCAAGACAAATAGCTTCATCGACATCCTCTGAGGCAAAACCAACACGATAACAGATAATGTCAGCGTCGATTAAGGCCACAGAGGGTTTAGAAGGAACTTTTTTAGAGGTATTTTCCATCTAGCTTAGTTGCCCATGAGTCTAGCTTTTTGTCTAGTTCTGTAATAGAAATAGCGATAATAGCTGGAATCAAGACCATTCCAAAGATTTCAAACCATGAAAACATATTGTAGTCAACAAAGACTTTACCTGCTAACATGATTAATGAAACGCTTTTGACATACGCAAGGTTTGTAAACATTACAGAGATTCCTCAGTATCTGGGACATAGGTGACCACTTGCGTGACCATGAAGTTCTTCAACGAAGGTGCTTTACCGTGCATCTTGCTCATCTTGTGTTCGTATGAGCTAACAACAGCAACAACCTTAGAACCATTACCCAAGTCCTCAACTGCAATCTCTTTCATGTCTTCACCGATAGGCTTGAAGGCATACTTAGACTTACAGACAATGTAGTTGCCCATAGAGTCTTTGTTCTTGACCTTGATACCCAAAGCAGTCAACTTAGCTGCATCGTTGTCTGAGATGTTACCGATGGTACATTCGTACTTGTCGTTAGCCTCGTTGAACTTAGTGTTCAGGTTATTCATCCACTTAGTCCAGAACAACTCACCGTTGATTTTTGCTGGTTTCAAATCACTCATTTCAATTTCCTTCATTAGGTTGGTTTGTTTGTTGGGCTTGTGCTTGCCCTTCGATTTTCTGTACGAGTACGAAAGCGCCTGTCTTAGTTGGCAGCTCCCCTAGTACTTGTAACAAGAATTGTACTTCATTTGGTTCAAGATCTAACTTCATTGCAAGTATTTCCCTTCATGTTTTGCAAGTCCGGTTGCTTCTTCCTCAATGTATTCTATGGCAGCAACCAATACCAAGTATACATCTAAAATATCCATTGTGTCTGTGTGGTGAATTATAAACGAATCCTCTCCAATGTTTAGCAAGATCT